ACCGGCGGCGACGTATGCGTAAAAAATGCGGTCTTGGGCGACCATATTACGGCTTGCATTTATGACAAAGACTCGGTTATTCCCGAGGCTTATCGAGCCGCACTTTGCGAGGCTTGGCCGGTTGTTGCGACGTATGTCGAAAAAGCATTTTTATTAATTCAAGGCGAGCACTCAACAATGACAATGGACACATATCCATTAAATGCAAAAGTCACGGCGGGGCTTTATATGCGCATATCATTGACCGCCATTAATTCGGGCTCAATTCGTCAGGCCGTTATCAATTACCACATGACTAAAAAGCTATGAAATTTTTATTTTCAAAATCGACATTAATTTTAAGTAAGGCTATTCGTTGGGGGCTTAACGAGCCCGTGAGTCATTTTGCCTTGCAATTTGGCCCGCTCGTTGTTCACTCGAATTTATTGGGCGTTCAAGTCACAACGTCAAACGAGTTTAGAAAGCACGCCGAAATTATTTACGAGCTTAAACATGAAACGACAAAAGAAAAGCACGCCCTGCTATTTTTAGACGTTTGTAATTTTGTCGGGCGCCCTTATGATTGGGGCGCTTTTATTTATTTCATTTGGCGCGCTATTCTTTGGCGACTTTTCAAAAACCCGATACCTAAACGCAACCCGTGGGGCGACCGCGGCGCCTTTCTTTGCACCGAAATTTATACAATCGTCGCAAGTCATTTGCCGGGCGTTCAAGCCCCGCAAGACTTAGACCTTGTCAGCCCATATAAACTTTATTTAATACTGAAAGAGTCAAACATTGGACAGTCAAACGATACAAGTCAAAATAAAATGCGCTTATCATGAATTAAAAAATATCGACGAAATTAAGGAAAGCCCCGACAATACAAACACGCACTCGCCGGCTCAAATCAAAAAACTTGCCGAATTAATGTTGCAAGTTGGAATTACACGCCCGATAAGTGTAAGCCTAAGGTCCGGTTTTATTGTCGCGGGCGTTGGTCGTTGGCTTGCAATGAAAGAGCTTGGATTAAAACAAGCGCCGGTTGATTTTTTAGAGTTTGAAAGCGAGGACGCGGAATTTTTAGCCCGCGAGTCTGACAATCATATTGCCCGTTGGGCGCGCTCGTCTTACAAAAAACTAAACGCCATAATTCCACGCCACGGCCCGGAAATTGGACCAAAGGAAATTGCAGCGAAACGGTTTAAAATCGAGCCGGCTGATAAGTATAAAAAATTAAATGACTTGCGTTGCTCGAAATGCGGTCAATTGATTAAAAAAGGGCCCGAGTCCAAATACCCGGACCCAATATCAAAAGGGAAAAATTGCTAAGGGTATATAAAAAAGCCCTTGTTTTATTGTCGGCGTTGCCGATAATAACTTTAGGTAATTATGACACTTGGTCGGCCAAAAATTGAAATTAATTGGGACGTGGTCGACGACTTATGCGAAGTACAATGCACGTCTGACGAAATATGCGCAGCGCTGAAAATATCTGAGGACACGCTTGAAAGAGCGTGCAAGCGCGACAAAAAATGCCTTTTTGCGGACTATTCAAAACAAAAACGACGCGCCGGGTTTGTTTCTTTGCGTCACAAACAATTTGAAATGGCAATGGCTGGCGACCGCACAATGTTGATTTGGTTGGGCAAGCAATATCTAGGACAAAGCGAAAACATCGAGGAAAGGCGCAATTTTGAAAAAGACGTAACGCCCGTCGGATTAATTGAATACAAAACACAATGGGGCTCAGTGATTGAGGCGCCACAAGCTGGCCTCGCGGACAAAAAAGAATGACAAAGCTTTTAACGCTATATACGCCGCACGCTGCGCAATTAGCTTTGCATAATTCAACGACCCGTTTCAACGTCGCGTCGAACGGACGCCAGTCTGGAAAGTCGACGTACGCCCTCAACAAGCTATTAAAAGCCGCTTGGGAGCGCCCGGGCTCGCGCTATTGGTTTGTGAGTCCAACATATAACCAAGCCTTAGAAATGTATAGACGGGCCGCTAGTATGCTTTGGCCGTGCAAAGAAATATTGCTTAAGAAAAATCAAACCGAATTACGTTTAAAATTTACTCAAATGAGCGAAATTGTTTTTAAGTCTGGCGAGTGTTTTGACAATCTTAGGGGCCCATATTTGCACGGCTGCGTTATTGACGAGGTGCGAGACCAACCGCGCGACCTTTGGCCCTTGGTAATTCGCCCAATGCTGACAACAACCCGCGGTTGGTGTGACTTTGTAAGCACGCCGTCGGGTTACAATCATTTTTACGATATAGCGCAAACGGCTCAAAGCGGGGACCCTGATTGGTCATTTTCCACCGTGCCGTCAACGGCAAACCCTTTGTTTACTCAGTCCGAGTTTGAGGCTGCAAAAAAAGATATGAGCGAGGCGCAATTTGAGCAAGAAATATTGGCAATCTTTCGTGACATAACAAGCGGCAAAGCTTACATTAGTTTTTCAAAAGCAAATCTTTTGCCTCAAAATCCATTTGCCCCAATGGGCAAGCGATATAATTCAATTTTACCGATTGTTTTAGCGTGCGATTTCAACATTTCGCCAATGGCTTGGACGCTCGGCCAACAAAAGGGCAAGCATATTCATTGGGCCGACGAAATTTGGCTTGAAAACTCGCACACGCAAGAGGCCGCCGACGAGCTTGTTTATAGAGTCAAGGACCATGCGCCGGGGCTTGTAATTGTCGGCGACTCGACAAGCAACGCCGCCCAACGAGCAGCCGCCGGCAAATCGGATTACGACATTTTATTTGCAGCGCTCAAGCGCAATAATATTAAATATGTAAACAAGACGCCAGACGCTAACCCGCACGTCAAAGACCGCGTTAATTGCGTTAATTCGCGCTTAAAATCGGCAACGGGCGAGGTAAACTTAACACTTGACCCCGTGGCGTGTCCGCATTTAAAAAAAGACTTAGAGCGTGTTACGTGGAAAACTGGCGCAAGCGCTATACTCGACCAAACCACGGACCCGATGCTTACGCACTCAAGCGACGGCGTGGGTTACGCTCATTGTGTGCTAACGCCGATTGAAGTAATTTCTGACGTTGGCAAATTGTATGTGTTAAAACGATTATGAGGGGGTCGCGTGCTAGGATGCGCGCGGTTTTGTTTTGACCCATACTAAACAAATCAAGCTCGGTAAGCTTGCCCCCTCACCATTAAAGGGGGCGGTATGTGTCAAGAGGACTTAACTTTTAAAGAGAAAATAGGCATTTTTCTTGCGTGTTTGAGCGGCTTACTTTTGTTTATTTTGCTTGTTTATGAAATACAAATTTACAATGAAAATTTAAAATGCGAAAAATCTTGCGACATTTATCAACATAAAGTTATTGACGGCGCGTGCTTTTGTAAAACGGTTGATAGCTGGCAAAAATTCAAAGAAATCAAAAAGTGATTAAATTGTTTTATGCCGTTGTGTTTGTGTTTATCTCAATTTGCTTGACGTTTGGCTTGCTTTTAATAGCCTATCAACAAGAAAAACTAATGCAAATAGATAAAAACTTGAAAAATTGCGTGCAAAAAATAAACTAAAAGCGGGGCTCAAGATTGACTAACGTTGAAATAAAAAACGGAATTGAGCGAAATCAAATTAATTGCTCAAATATTTTTGTTGCATTTAATGAACAAATTGTCTTGCAAGAAAGGCAAATCGGTGCGTTGCTTGACCTTGTGACTGAAATTTGTATTTCGGCGGAAAAACAAACGGGCAAAAAACTTGTAATATCGCGCGGGGGGCCTGAGCCGGTATTAGACGAAAATAATAATCGATCAATGGCGTTTTTCATTGAATGTCAGGACAAATCAAATGTGCATTGAGGAAACTAGATTTTTTAGGGTTTGTATAATTTTATTAATAGTTGTTTTTCTTTGGGCGGCTTTGAAATGAAAAAAAAGATTACAATTTTTTCAAAAATACCCGCTTATAAAAACTTTATTTATGACCGAGACCAAGCCTTAGAGCATATACACGCCAACGCACAAAAGAAAATTAGCGACATTTTACGCCCAACGTTTTACATTTCGTTACGTCACGCATATTTTTCGCTTTTAAATGTTAACCCCGCAATTCAAACATTTTCAAAGTTAGATAAGGCGAAACAAATTAGCGATTTTATAGATCAACAATTCAATTCAGCCGCTATGCAAATCGAGCGTGAAATAAAAGAATTTCGTAAAAATATTTATGCGTTCATTTACTTGTCGGAATTGGCAGCGCTGACCAATGTTCTCGGGCGCTCGTTACCTTTTGACGTAAGCGAGCAGACGCTAAATAATTACGCAAACCGCGAGACTCGCGCGGGCGGGCAAGCGGGCGAGCGCATGGCGTATTACTTGCGATTATTACGCCGCAAACTTGTGACCAAAATCGAGCAGGGCTTGTTATTAAATAAAACGCCCAAGCAAATTTTAGAAAACCTTTTGGCAACCTTGCCGCCAATGAAAAAACTAAGTCTTAACAAGCCAAAGCTTAGAAAATTGCATGAGGCTGACGAGCCCAAGGGGCGCGTTACGGTCGGCTTTATAAGCGCAGACCAACGCAAAAAAATGGTCGACGAATATTTGAACAAATATATTCCAAAATGGCGCACGCCCGACGCTGAAAATATAATGAGACCAACGGGCGCTTGGACCGGCAAGCTTTCCGAGGACTTTGTCTACGCTTGGCAAGTCGAAAAAGAGGCAACGCAAGAGCTTTTAGACGGCGTGGGCGAGGTATCGCGCGAGGCCCAACAAGACGCGGGCATTAACGATTGGATTTACGAGGCGGTAATTGATAACAAGGTTTGTGACGATTGTTGTTTGCCAATGGACGGTATGCTTTACAGTGAATTTAAGGACTTGCCAAAAAGTGAGCAACATTGCGGGTTTTTCGCTCCGCTACATTTTAATTGTCGTTGTCGCGTAATCCCGGTCGGCGGTGAATTAGCAGAAAAAACAGATATTAAAATAGGGGGTTTTCAATCATGGCTCGAACAAATGCAAAAGCTCAACCCGTATGCTTAAAAGTTACGAGTAAAACGGGGCCGTTGTCTTTCAACAAGAAAGACTACGACCTTAATCAATTATTAGAAAAGGCCGAGCTTTCCGGGCCCGTTCATTCGACCGCCGAGCTTGTACGATTTCTTGAGGACGACAAAAATAAAGACGTTCAACTTGAGGGCCGAATTTGTTTCACAAACGGCTTGACTCATATTCCCGTCAAAATAGACCGGCAAAAGTTTTTAGAGTTTTTCAAGGGCGACGGTCAACCCGTTACCGCTGACAAATTAAAAGAGTCTTTCAAAGAGGATTTCGGACGCGCAACCGCCGCCGACGGTTCTTATGTTGGCAGCCCTGATTTTGTGCCGACAATGGGCGGACCGTTCAACAAGCAATTATATTTGACGGGTATGTTACAAGCCAAGGCGCTTGCATATTATCATTATAATCATAGTCCGATTTGCAAAAATATTGTGCATACGATACGCGATTTCACGCTAGGCCGCGGCTGGCGCGCTGACGTTAAGTGCAAAGACAAAACAAAGCAGGGCGTTGCATTGGCGCTTTGGCGTGCGTTTGAGGACGCAAACGAGCTTTACGAGCAAATGCGATATTTGAGCGTTGATCTTTCATTGGACGGCGAAATTATGTTTTGGAAATTACCAAACAACGCCGCTCGAATTACATACAAACTCGCGCCGTCGCAACAAATACCACGCGCCGCATTGCCTCGCGTTAGGTTAATAGATACAAGCTCAATTTATGAAATCATAACTTACCCTGAGGATATTTTGAGGCCCTTATTTTACGTTCAATTGACGACAACGTCTTATAGTATGTATAGCGCCAAAGACCAAGGCGCGCCCGTGCCAACGATTAAGTTTATATTTCAACACATACCCGCGGACCAAGTAATTCACCATAAAATCAACGTAGTAACTGGCGAAAAGCGGGGCCGTGGCGACCTATTCCAAATCATACCATTTGCAAAAAGACTGACCGACGTTGTTGATTACAAAATAATTCAAGAAATGAAAAATTGCGCTTGGGGCATCGACACGACCGTTGAGACTGGCGACCAAACCGATATTGACAAATATATTGAAAGCGTAAAAGAGGCCGAGGGCGAAACTGGCGTTGCGCCGGCGGGCTCAGAGTTTGTACATACGGCAAAAGTCAAACGTCAATATTTAGCTAATTCCACAACGTCAAGCGCTCAGTCTGACGCTTTCCGTTGGGTCGCAAATATGATAAGCGCGGGCTCGCGCATACCTTATAATTATTGGGGCTTTCAAGACGCCGCCGGCACGACAAAAGCAAGCGCCGAAACCGCCGTTGAGCCGGTCGAAAAATTCTTTGAGTCACGTCAAATCGATTACGAAATTATATTAAAAAAGCTCGCTCGTTGGTTGTTTGATTTGTACGAATTGCCAGAGGCTGAGCTTGAGGTTACTTTTCCAGATATTAAAAAAGAATTGCGTTCAAATAAATTTAATGACCTCACGCTGGCGCAAACAAACCAATGGTTTGCAAAAGAGCGTTGCGCGGAAATTGCCGCAAAAGAAATGTCGATAACTGATTACGACTTTTCGAGTGAGTCGGCCAAAATAAATGCCGAGGGCGACGCAATGGGCGGTGAAATGAGCGACGAGGAAAAAAACCCCTTGACCGCGCCCGCCGACAATTCTGACAATAAACCAAACGAGGAAATACCAAACCCGATGCAAAAAAAAGAAATTCCAAACCCGATCGGCACGACTAAGGGCGAAATCCCTAACCCATTGAAAGGCTAAAACTATGCAAAAAGGCCAGACTTTAGACGAAATTGTGCGCGATTTGACAAAATATGGCTTTCCAACATTTGAGCAATTCAACCAAAATCCCGAGAAATGGCTCGGGCGAGACGACGACGCACTTGCAAGCGTTGACGTTGGGTCGCATAATTTAAGAAAGATTGCAAAAAAATATAAATTTGAAATCGAGGGTTATCGTTGCAAGTCGCTTGAGGAAATTCAGCGGGTTGCAAATAGCCTTGGAATTAAAGACAAAGATTTGGATTACAAGCCCGAATTAATACCGCTAGGCGGGGGCGACTGTGAGGTTTTAGTAAAGTTTGTTTCTAAACAAGAAAGGCAACGCCGTGACAAATGGTAATTGTTTAAACTTACAAGAGGGCGGGCCGGGGTCGGGACGTTACCCTGAGGGGTCGGGGCAAAGCCTTGACCAAGTAACAAAGGTCTCAAGCGCGCTCGACGACGCTCTTGCTAATGAAAAAAAAATAGAAAATCAAATTTTAAAAATGCAAAAAGAAAATCCGGGCTTTTTTAATGACCCCGCTTATTTGCAATTAGCAAAAGAATATAAAACGGCAAAAGTACGCCGTCAAAAGGCAACGCGAGACGCAGAAAAAACAGTGAAAAACAAAATAGAGGGCCAAGAAATGAAACAATCAATCAAAACATTAAAAATCTTTGGGGTTTCATTATTTAAAGAGTCAATGAAAGAGGGCGGACCGGGGTCCGGGCGTTATCCAAAAGGCTCGGGAAAAGGCAAAGACGACAAAGGAAAAAGCGCGGACTTTCATTTAAACAAATCAAAATCAATTTTAAAACAAATGAAAGTAAAAATGGAAAAAGCGCGGTCAATGCTTGACCCAAAATCAAGGCCAATCAACGCCGACGGCTCGCCAGTTTACGGCCCACGCTCGCCGTTTTATACGGGTTATCAGCCAAAACCAGAGCTTGCCGCCGATTTTCAAAAATTAAAAAATGAGCACGCCGCTTTAAGCGCTGAGTTTGATTATCATATCGACCAATGGAAAGCTAAACAAAAAGACGAAAATCAACCTCAAAAGCAATCTGACAAATCACTTAAAATATTTGGGGTTTCAATTCTGCGCGAGGCTGCAAAATTAAAAGAGTCCGAGTGCGACGCTGAAATAAATAAACTTTTAGTCGATAACCCCAACATGAGCGCGCCGACTTTTCTAAACTTGCTCAAATCTAAAGGTTTTGAAATTGCCAAAAAGAATTTAAACCCGAGCGAGCAAGTCGAGCTAAAACAAGCCGACTCAGCGAGCGCATTTCCTCAAGTAACACGCGCGCAAGACACAAAGCAAGAAAGCGAAAAATTAAAATTTTCTTGCTCGTTAATGGAAAGCGACAAACCAAAGGACCCGCGCGTTGGGCCTCAAAAATATAAAACCGTTTTGTTGTCCGAGGGCCTTGGTAATATGGTTGATCGGTTTTATTATACAAAGCAAGCGCTAGAAAGCGCCGTGCCGATCTTTGAGGGCGCCAAAATCTTTTCTGACCATCCGAGCGCAGACGAGGAAATGACACGGCCTGAGCGGTCCGTGCGCGACGTATTGGGGCATTTCGAGACGGTCCACATTGAGCGCGATAATGACGGTCGGTCCTTATTGGTTGCCGATTGCGTGCCGGTCGCTGGCGAGTCTTTTGTTTGGGCAAAAGATTTAATGAGTCATGCCGTGCAATATTCAAAGAAATTTCCAGACCGTGATTTTATCGGTCTTTCGATCAACGCCGACGGGGCTGCGCAAGAGTCCGACATTGACCTTGCGATAAAATCCGAGGCAACGCCCGAAAGTGTGAAACTAAAATTAAGCAAAGCAAAAGAAAAAGGTATTAAGACAATAAAAATTGTGTCCGCCATATCAGACGCAACCTCTTGTGACTTGGTTACAAAGGCGGGGGCTGGCGGCAAAGTATTAACATTAATCGAGTCCAATTAAAGGGGGGCCCAATGGCTGAAAAGCAAAAACAAGTTGACGAAAAACAAAAACAAACTGACGAGGCTTGCAAACAAGCCGACGAGGCCGCAAAAAAAGAGGCTGACGAAAAAGCTAAGCAAGCCGACGCCGGCAAACCCGCGCCAGACGCAAGCAAACCGACCGCGGACGCTGCGCCAGCCGGTGAGCATCCAGACGAGCAACATGACATTGCTTTAATCAAGAAATATCTTGACGAATATTTGGGCGCTGACAATGTCGGTGAGGCCGAAATGACCGTTGCTAAAAAAGCTCATGCGTTTAGGGTCGGCAAAGGCGAAAAACCCGAGGACGCCGCCAAAACCGCGGCCGGCTACACTGAATTTGCCAAAGCAATGGCAAACGAAACGCAAGAGACTGACGAGTCCGATCAAGGCACGGACCTTGCCGCCAAGGGCGCAACAAGCGCAGACGCAACAAAAGTCGGCGCCGCTGAGTCTGACGAAGCCAAAAAAGAGGCCGAGGAAAAGAAAAAAGAGGCTGACAAAAAATTGGCCGAGCTTGTTGGCGAAAATGCCAAGCTTAAAGAGCAAATCAAAAAAGTCGAGCTTGAAAAGCACGTTGAAACTATTTTGCGCGAGTCTCATTTGCCAATGAGCGCGACAAAAGATTTTAGAAAAATAATCGAAAATTGTAAAACAAAAGAGGACGTGGACGCACAATTTGTGTCTTTCAAAGAGGGTTTTAAGGGGGCTGGCGGTGAGGTCAACCCGTTTATTGTGACCCGAAATGAAAAGGGCGCAAACACAAGCGGCGGCGTATCTTTTGGCAATTGTGTAAAATAATTAAGAAAGGAAAATTAAAATGGCTGGAAAAAATAGAATAACTAGAACTATTCGGCAAGTCGCCGTGTTTGAGGACGCCACAAACGTCATAGGCTCAAGCACAAACATTAATCAGGGCGACTTATGCGTTTTCGATAGCGCATTGATTAGAAAAGTAACAACCGGCGACCTCGGCACAAACTTTGTCGGTATCGCACGCGAGGACGTAGTAGACGGCGCCTTAAGAACGCCATACACTGACGTTGACGCGAAAACAAAAATTACCAATATTCAAGGCCCCGTGAGCGGAGTCGTTGCGAAACTGGTTTCAAAAACCGCCGACCCGTGGACACCGGGCGACCAAGTTTACCTAAACGGCGCCGCCGGCGCTTATCACGTCACATCGACCGCCGGAACATCAACCTCAATAGGCATTTATCAAGGTCCATTGATTGCAAGCGCAGTCGCCGGCCAAGAAATCGAAGTCCTATTGTTACAAACCCGCGCGGTTGGATTATAGGGGGCACGCATGAAATTATACGAAAGAAATCAAAAGATTTTAGAAAAGATTTTAAACACAAACGAGGAAACCGTCGCCCTTCGCGAGTCAATCAAGCGAAAATTGGGTTTTGACTTTGTCACTGACAAAGAAAAATTCCCGGTTCTCGACGAGGGTTATTCTTGGAAAAAGACCTTACAAAATTTACGTGAGGCCGACGCTGAAAGCGCATTTCCACAAGTTTTGCGCGCTGGCGTTCAAAATATTTGTAACAATATGTATATGTCGACAAAAACGACATTTGAAAGATTTGTTACAATTATCAATAGTGACAAAATCACTGAGCTTTTCGCCCCACTAGTCGGCGTTGGCTTTCCTCGCGAAATCGGCATGAATGAGCTTTATCCTGAGGTCGGCGCCCAAGGGCTCGACGTTTCTTTGACCGCAAAGCTCTTTGGGTCAATTTTCCCGGTTAGCAAATGGCTCGTAATGGACGACCAAACCGGACAATTTCAAAGAATGAGCGGCAATCTTGGCGTTTACTTAAAACTCGTTCAAGAGGCTTACGCATACGGCAAATTACTTTCTTTGCCCAACATGCAATATGCTGATTTAAAAATACCGCAATCACAAACAAAGCCAAGTTATGAAAGCGTTTGGCCTTGGAGTGTCGCGCTAAAAGGCGGCGGAAAAAACAGACCCGCGTCTTATGCAAAATTATTGCAAGGCAATTTGCAAGAGGCCTTTACTGGACTTGCAAACATGGTTAATGAATTAGGGCTCAAAATGTTAGTTGACCCCGATTTGTTAGTTGTGGGTTATCCTTACCGCTTTGACGCTGGCGTTTTGCTTAATTCGTCATGGTATCCAAGCGGCGCGGCCTCAGCCGGCGACGTGGGCGGCGCTTTTGCAGCTAACCAATTAAAAGGGATTTGTGACCTAGAAATTACCCGATTTATGCCCTCTTATACAACCGGCGCTTTTGACGGCGCAAGCAAAGCTTGGTTGTTAATGGATAGCAAACAACCTTGGTTGCCTATGACCATGCGCTCAGGCCCAGCGGTTGAGCAAGAGCAACCAAACTCTGGCGACTCTTTCAATCGCGACCTAATTCGTTTCAAAGGAAATATTCGCTTTGAATGTGATTGGGTTTCCGCTCGTTTCGCATGGCTTGGAAACGACGGCTCAGCGACATAATTTGAAAATTCTAAGTGCGGGGCTCACGCCCCGCGCTCTTGTTGAGCGCTCGCGCGAGCGTTGAGCAAGGGGGCGAAATGAAAAGACAAGCCGTGATAATTACCAAAAAACAACCCGATTGCACAACTTTGCCGACTGACGAGCATAAACGAAATGTTAGAAAAGTCGTTGAAATTAACAAAAAGCTCGACTCGGTCGCGACAAAACTTGCGCAAGATTTCTTTTGTCATGTTAATTGGAAAATTGACAAAAGCTCTGAGGTCGAGCTGCCTTTTAGATTTGTTCAAAAATATTTCCCTTACGCCAAGGGCGGGGCGCTCTTGATTGACGAAGAAAAAATTTACGACAATAAAGATTATTACGCCCAAAAAACCGACATTTTGCGGGGCTTGGGTTATCGTTATTTATACATTGAAAATAATAAAACGCTTGACGAATTAGTCGAGCAATTAAACGAGGGAAAAAATGACTTGGACACAACAACAAGCCAAGGACAAATTGCGCACGCTATTGCATGACGGGCCGACCGACCGATTAAGATTTCAGAAAAAGGTCGTTGGCACTCAGGACGGCACAAATAAAAAGTTTAAAACTTTTGAATATCGTCGCGTGACAAATCTAGTGACCGGCGCCGGCGAGCTTGGCGCTTACGTTAACGGCGTTAAGCAAGTTGTGACCTCTGATGATTTAGAAATGGGCATTTTCAATTTGACTAATGCGCCAACGAATAACGACACGGTCAATGCGACTTATTATGCGCAATGGTTTTTAGAGACTGAGCTTTCGTCATTCTTAGAAAACGCGGGTCAATGGTTACAATCGTCTGACCAATTCCAAAATATACCCGACGGCTTACATCAATCGGCGCTAAAATATGCCGCGCATGACGCTTATCAAAAAATTGGTTTTAGGTTTACCGAAACGGCAACCTCGACATATCGACTTGAGGACGTGCCCGACTTACAACTAAAAGACGTTGTTAAAGACTTATTGGAATTAAGTAAAAATATGTATGACGAGGCGGAAAAATTGCGCGACGAATATTACACGCGACAAGGACGCCCACAACAACCATTAACGGGCATAAGCGTTGGCCGAGTTGGAAGGGTAACGCCCAACCGATGACAAAAATCACAATGATTATTAAGAAAAACGGCGCAACAAAATGGCTTGACGAAATGTCAAAGCGGGCGAAAAACCCGCGCCCCGTTTTCTTACATGACGTTTACCCTTATTATATTAATTATCAATTAGAGCGTTGGAAAACTGGCGACTGGGGCGACTGGCCTCAAGAAAATTCGCCAAAATACAAAGATTACAAAATGCGCGCTTATGGCGGCGGGTCTATTTTTCGAAGGGGCGACAAGACTCGCGCTCATATCGTAAGACAAGGCGAAGTCAAGCCGGGCAAAGGCACGGTTTATTTAATCGCAACGTCTAAGTTGTTAGGCTCGTTAGTCGGTCCAAAAGCTCGCTCGCTTTGGGCGGGTCCGCCAAGACTTGAGGGCACTGACGACCATTTAAGAAATCTAACTAATAGGTCAATGCACATTTACACGCTCAACGATTACGCGCGCGACGTGGACATAAAGCATAGGTTTACGCAATTTGACTCAGACTTTAAGGCAAGAGTCGAAAAATTAATTAATAGCTATATAGCAAGCGGCAAAACATCAACCGACAAAGAGGACATAAAAGCATGAGCGCAAGACATTTAGCCGAAATTTCAACAACGCTTTTGCTAGATTATATTCAAAATAATATAGAGGCCGCGCTTGGCAAGGTAAGCATTGACCGAGCCGATAACTTGGTTTCGTTGGAAAAGCCAAAATCTTATTTTTATTATTCCAACATTAAAGGCTTACAATTACCCGCAATTATCGCGATTGCCGAGGACATTGATTTTAGAAAAAAAGAAAAACAAGCAAATTTTATTAATGCGATTATTCGCACAAATGTTGTTTGCTTGGTCGAGGACATTGATACAAAAAAATTGCAATTAAAGGCTTGGCGTTACCAAGCCGCTTTGCACGAAATCCTAGACCAAGCCGAAATTGAAAACTCGGCCAAAACGGTCAAAGATATTATTGTAATTACTAGCGCAAGATTTTCGCCGACTTACACGGAAAGCGACAACCCCAACGACGGGCGGTCAATTTTCAGAAAAGAGGCGCTCTTGGAATTAGAAATTAACCATTATGAAAAACTTTAAAAGGGGGTTTTAAATGGGTCTCGACACAACTTTAATGGAATTAACGCCGTGTAAAATAACTTTTAATGGCGTTGACCTTGGCGGCACTCTTGACAATGTGGTTGTCAGCGTTGAGCAAATGGCGGCGGACTTAAAAGCCGATCAAACCGGCGAAACGGTTTTAGACAAACGCGTGAGCGGTCTTGTCGTAAAAGTAAAAACAAAATTGACACAAATAAAAGACAAGTCGATTTGGATTGCGGCCTTTCCGTTTGCCGTCAAGCATGGCGGCCCGGTGAATTATAATATCGAAATGGTAAACGCCGTCGGCTCACCATATTTGGCAAACTCAAAAGAATTAATTTTACATCCACAATCATTAACCGCGCTTGATTTAAGCGGCGACTTTAAATTTGGCAAAGCACTTGCAAGCGCCGTGAGTGAAATTGTTTTCGGACCAACCGAGCAACAAGGCCTTGCGGTCGAATGGACAATTTTTCCCGACACATCGGTTACACCATTTCGATTTTTCTGGTATGGCGACCCAAGCTTATAATTGAGGTAAAAAAATGGGTATTTTAGAAAAACTTATGCCCGCAAGAAAAGCGTCTAAGCAACCAAAAATGTTTGCGGACTTAGACGCTTTAATTGCCGAGCCGATTTATTTTAAAATTCACGGCAAAATATTTGAAATCAAGCCCATAAAAACGGACGTATTTTTTAAATTTTCTAATAAATATGTCGAGTTTTTCGGGCTTGAAAAAATGCCAAACGCCACGACCGACGACATGGTCGAAAAATATTATGAAATGGCGTCGAGTGTTTGCGCAAACATAACAAAAAAAGACGTTGCAAACATGACCCCCGCACAAATGGGCGCATTATTTCAAATAATTATTGATACGGTAACGGGCCGAGTTTTTAGCGACGAAAAAAAAAAGAATTTGACGCCGCTGAGGGCGGAGTCATTGGACCCCCTCAGTCAATAAACGCGAGCGAATTGATCGAGGAAATATGCGAGCGCTACAAATGGACGTGTGACGAGGCGCTTGCAATGCCGGCCTCAAGATTTTTTGCAATTCTAAAGGCCGGACGTGAGTCGGAAAGAAAACGGCTTGCAATGTTTTACGCCGAGCTTTGCGATATTGCGGCAATACCGTTATGTAATGCTGATTATCACAAAGGCTTAAAGCAAAATTACACTGACGCTTTGCTTGGCGCAAAATATGATAAAAGAGGGCGGCGAGTAATGGACGCAAAAGACCCAAATACGGCGCAAACCCTTGCGTCGATATTGGGCCAAAAACTTTAGGGGCTGACAATGGCGACGGAAGTCTTAGGCATTGACTTAGACAATAAGGAAATTCTAGACAAGATTTCTGACATTTCAAGAGCCCTTAGAGCATTGGGCGACGAAAAACAATTAACCCAAATGATAGAAAAATTTAAGCAAATCGGCATTGCCGTTGGCGTGATTGGCGCGGCTGCGATTGCGGCAAAGGTTGTCATTGACTCAGTCTTTGAGGCTGAGCGCATTAAAATGGTCGAGGCGCAATTTGAAAGCTTGGGCAAAACTTTTGGATTTGCCGCTGACGAATTAAAAAATAAATTAAGAAAAGAATTTGACGGTTTTATCGACGACACGGGCGGGCTCAAGCTTGCCAATAATGCGGTTGCAAGATTTGGCGGACACATTGAGCGATTGCCTGAGCTTTTCCATTTGGCCCGCAATATCGCTCAAGCGACGGGCAAAGATTTTGCCGACATTTTTAATGATTTAAGCATGGGCGTTGTTACCGGACGCACAAAAATGCTCGCCGGTCTTAATATTATTGTAGACGTAAACAAGGCGCAAAAAGATTACGCAGAAAGTTTGGGACATACAAAATCACAACTAAGCGAGGCGGGCGAAAAGCAAGCGACTTTAAACGCGGTTTTAGCCGACGGCAATAAAAAATATAAAGACTCAGAAAAATCAATCGCGCCGCTGACAAACGCTTGGAAAGAATTAAAAATTTTACTCGGCAATATTTCCGAGGCATTTGTAAAAATGGTCGACTCGATTTTTGGCGAGACGTTGGCAAACGCGGTCAAAAAAGTAAATAATTTATTTAAGCTGCATGAGGAAAGCTCAAAGACTTCATTTAAAAATGCCGGCGACGCCGCGACTCACGAAATGAAAATGATTGAGCTTGAAATTCCATTTCTTGAAAAAAAATTAAAATCATTGCAAGAAAACATGGAATTTACGGGACGGGGCGCCGAGTTTAGAAAAAGTGCGGACGAGCGCAAAGCCGACATTGAGGACTTAAAACGGACGATTGGCGAAAAGAAAACATTGCTTGAGCTTGGCAAAAAGGCCGAGGCGGCGGCTGGCGCGCCAACGGCAAAGGGCGCCGCGGGCGTAATAGACATTGAAAAAGACCGCAAGCAACAAGCGCAATTTGCAAAAGAAATGCAATCTCTCAGAGACCAAGAGCTTGCTAGTAAAATGAATTTAATGGACACCGAGGACCAATTGACCGAGGTCCACAACATGAAACGCCGGCAAATCATGGCCGACTCAATGGCGCAAATTCAGGGCATTGAGCAAAATGATATGATTGAGCGTGAACAAAAAAGTCAAATGATTGAGCAAATAACATACAATCGCGAGCTTAAAATTAGGGAAATGGAAAAACAAACGAGCGACGAGCGACGGCAAATGTATGAAAACCAAGTGCGCGACGCTCAAAACGTAAGCGCGGGCACGGCTGCGGCCTTTAGACAAGGCGCTGCGGAGTCTGGCGCATGGCTGAAAAACTTTGGCAAACAGGGGCAAATGGTTTTTAGTTCATTTCAAAATAATGCCGTGGGCGCTTTGCAAGCATGGGGCGCGGGCACAAAATCAGCCGCGGACGCTGCAAAAGGTTTTGTTTTTGGCATGATGGCCGATATTGCCGAGGGTTACGGTAAACAAATGATGATTTCGGGATTTTTACCGCCCCCCGCGGGCACCGGACCCGCCGGCATTGCCGCGGGCATGGCAATGATTGCTTTGTCTGGTTTGTTGCGCTCTAAGGCTGGCGGCGGGGGCTCAAGCATTGGCGACACTGGCGGCGGCGGCGGTGGGGGCTCGTATGGCTCAAGCGCGGACAATAAGCCGCAAGTGCGCGAGGACAAAAAGGCAATGACTCAAATTGTGGTGCAAGGCTCTTGGTTTGATACAAAAGAAACCGAGCGCAGAGTTACGGAATTAATTAGATCAAGTCAAGACTCAAGCGACTTTACTTTGACGAGGATAACTTAAAATGGCGTTACGCGAAAAGACATTATTTTTATATGGTTTCGAGGTAACTGATAACAACAAATCATTAGATTTTCGAGCCGTCTCGGGCGGTCCGATCTTGTTGGCAACCTTGACGACTGGTTTTTATTCGCTGACCTCGTTAGCGGCGGAAATTACCGCGGCCCTTATGGCGGCGGACCCTAGCAATACTTACATTTGCTCGATTAATCGTAATATTTCGGGCGGTCTACAAAATCGCGTTACAATATCAACAAATGGCGTTTATTTCGATTTACTATTTTCAACGGGCCCACGCGCGGCGACCTCTTGCCGCTCGTTGATTGGTTTTAATTTAATTGATTACACGGGCGCGCTCACATACACGGGCGCAAGCTCAGCCGGCACGGCTTTATTGACCGACTTTGTTGTCTATAGTTACTTGCCGCCCGAAATGAATAGACGAGTTTTTGGCTCGGTAAACGTGAGCGTTAACGGCCAAAAAGAGGCAATCGCTTGGAATATTCAAAAATTTATTTCGTTTAATATAAAATACGAGCCCGAAACAAAAGTAAAAACCGATTGGGCAAATTTCTTAACATGGGCAATTCAAATGCGGCCTTTTGAAATAACGCCAGAGTTTTCGACGCCGGCGACTTTTTACCCGGTGACTCTTGAGACGACTGGCGCGGACGGCAAAGGCCTTGCGTATCGAATGACCGAAATGCTGCCAAGCTTTCCTTTTTTATATGAAAGCGGTGCAATGACTTTTCGGGTCATAGAGTGAGGGGTTAACATGGTCGGCGGAGTGATTGACGGTCAAGACGTTTCGCAAGCGGTAACAAACCCCGCTTTTTTAATCAAAAACGCGCCCGAAACGGCGCCCAATATATTGACATTGCAAAACTTAGACGTTGCCTCGGGCGCGGCAATCCCAAACACTCAGCGTTGTCAAAATATATTAGCCGATAACATTGGCGCCGACACTGACGTCTACGCCACGGGCAAAACATACGGCGCACCAACGGACACAATTTTAGACGGTGACACGCACAAAGTCGCACTCAAAAAACTTGCCGATAAAATGGACAATGTTATAGGACACGTCCACGACGGTAATACTGGTCAAGGGGCCCAAATTTTAGCAACCAATTTATTAAACATACCAACAAAGGGCTATGTATTAAACGGCATTGACCTTGTGGGCGTCTCGGGCGGCTCGCTCGATGTTTCGACTCAACTCACGGGAAAAACCCCGTCGTCAGGCTCAGGCTCATTGGGCGTGGTTGTAACTAGCACTTATAATCGCGTGGCCTTGCGAGACTCGGACAATCAAGAAATAATCGACCCTATAAGCGGCGAAGAAATTTACGCGCGACTAACAGAAAGC